GATGAATACCACTAGCGCTATCAACAAGCTGAGACACAGTACCACTTGGCTTAACACATGTAATAGCCGCAGACTGTTCAATGCCAAGCTTCTTAGCCCACTTCTCATTAGTTTTAATAGCCACATTTCTTAAGTTCTCCAAAGTCTTTTCAAGTTCTTCTTGGTCTGCTTGACCGGATAGAAGTTTGTTATCCATTATGCCAGTCATGCTCAAGCCAAGCAATGCTTCTTCAGCCGTGTTCTTATGCCAGATGTTTCGTAAGTATCTAAAGTCTGTAAGCGTAGCCTGTAGTGAACCAATGATAGCCGCTAACTCTACTTTTTCTTTCAGTGTTTCTTCGGTATCATCTTCTCGTACTACAACCTCAGACAAGTTACAAAACTGGTTAGACCGCAAGATAATCTCGGAGCATGGGTTAGTACCAAAGTCCTGCTCAGAATCTCTACGACCATTACGAGCCGCAATGTTCTGTGCCGCTACACGACTAAACAAACCACGTTCACCTGCTCTGCTTTCATATAGAGTCTTCATCTCGTTGATGAATGCCTCGAAGTCAGGCTTCTCAGTATAGGCTACACTGTTGTTAGCCAAACGTCTGTGACCGTCTGCTTCCCACCATGCACCTGTCTTAGCCTTAGCCATACGAATGTCTGACAAATTTGATAGACTTATAAGTGCTGAGCGTCTAACGCCACCTACAACCACAATGTCTGCAACCTTACATACAACATCGTGACACTCAATACTAGTTAGCTTACGCCCTGCGGCTTTGTGGAATACCTCTACACAGAAGCGGAACAAGTCTTCGAGTGGTGCTGAGCCTGATGCACGACCACCGAATGTTTTAAGTCTAGCACCTGCAGGTCTTACTTTACTCATGTCCCACTTAGGAACTTTGCCGGCATACAACATAGCAATTAACTCACGGAACGAACTAGCCCAACCAATCTTACTGTCAGCCACTACAATCGTGGTGTCTGTGTCGTGAAATGTTTCTGCTACAACTGGTAGCTTATTGATAAAGTTACGCTCAACACTAAAGCCTACGCCAGTACCACACATAAGAACATACATTAGCTCGTCAAAAGCTCTAGGTGAATCAATAGCTAAGTAACTACAGTTGAACCCTGCTACATTATCTTTGTCTAGTGCTTCACCTGCTGTCATCATACAGCGCATAGAAGGCATAACTTTCTGACTGTGTATACCCTCATACAAACGAGTAGCTGTTTTCTTATCTATTTGTTTACGGTTAACCCAGAAGTCTACATAGCGCTGTACTGTTTCTTCCCAAGTCTCACGTCGACCTTCTTTAGAAAGCCAACGTGCATAGCGGGACTTGTGTATAAACTGTTGGTACTTATCCATTAAAATCTCCGAAGGTTATAGCCGTCCAAAACTCTTTGTAGAAACCCACAACGTCTGCTCGATTATTCCACAGTATCCTAGCCGGAACGTATACTGGCGATACTGCAAACAAGACCAACGCCTTTATTGCTAACTTTTGTTTCTCTGTTAATTTAAAACTCCAATCCTTACTCATCTTCTATCTCCTCCCATACGTTTCCAATAGTAATATTACAGAACGGTAGTAGTATTACTGTCCCTGCAAAAGGCATTACATCATGTTCGCCGTCTATCACTGTCCATACGGGACGGCTGTCAGTAAACTCAATGTCAAAACCCACTCCATTTCTAGGCTCTATCGTCCATAATCTGTTCCAAAATCGATACGTCATATTCTCTCCTGTCTGTTTTCTTTCGTGCGGTCTTAGCTTTAGAAGACCTCGTGTATTTTTTAAACTTTTTCTTACGAGCAAATTGATTTCTACGCTCTTCTTTCCTGTCCATTACCACCAACCTAAGTTTTTAGTATTGTTTAATATAATCATAAAGCAAGTAGCGATGTGGACAAGCCACCAGAAAGTCCGTATGTAAGCAACTGCATCTGCTTGTTTGTCTGTCTCGCCTACTTTCTCACCGAGGGACTTAGCCCATATACGCCACCACTTTTTCATCTGCTAAAAGATGTAATAAGTTTAGACAAGTACCACTCAGCTTTCTTTAAATCTTCTACGGGCTTGCCTTTATTTTCATATCTCCATACATACTTTAATACGTTTCCTTTTAGGTAGCCTCTAAACTGAGATAAGCCCATGCTAGATTCTATACCTTCGATGCACTCAACGCCACCTTCATTGTAGTGTGAAGGATTGTTTACTGGGTCATCATTCCAACAATCAGCAAAGTCTTCTGAATCTGCTGTCACTTCTGGGTCAGTACCCCTTGTGCTATCATAAGCCCAGTGTCCGTTAAGTCTTTTCATGTACTCCTCAAACGTAGGCTCTCCTGTTTCGGGGTGCTTCTTCCACACGTTACTCATTTTTAAAGTCCTCTCGATTTTTAATGTTAATCCAACTGTCGGGTATGCTATCTTCGCTGAACCACCTGAAGTTATTCTTGTCAGCCCACTCTGAGTGTGAGCGTCTTGTTCCGTCCTTACGCACCTTAGCTTGCGGCATAGGTGCACTTGGATTAGCAAACAAGAACACTAGTTCAACATCGTCTGGTAAAGCTTTTGAAATCCAGATGTACTTACTATACTCTGCACTATCCCAAAACCTCCCCTTTGCTTCAAGCAGAATCTTCTTGCCTTTAATAGTCTTAACAAAGTCTGGCTCGTATTTATGCTCGACTGTGTACTCTACCTTATCAACGTGATGTTCCCACTTATCTAGGATGCCTGAGTGTAGTTCGTACTCCCAGTTAGAGTCATATCCTTTTACAAGGTTTTTATCTACTGGGCGCTTAACTCTAGGTTTCCTGAAGCCCTTTCTTACTTTCTTCAAATGCTGCCTCCGTGCTACACTTTTCGCTGATGTGTCTTCCAGTTGACATCTGCTAGTGTAAAGTCTTCAACTTGTTTATCAGGAAAGATAACCAACAACTGCTTTAGTTTTTTAACTACGTGTCTGATTCCAAACACACTGTTGTACTTAACACCTAGCCCCCACACATGTGTCTGCTGTGGGAGCATCGCATTAAGATTATCTAAGGTTACTTTCTCCGCCTCTTCGTCCGGCAGAAGAGACTTGACCCATTGAAGTTGTATTCCTATTGCGTGTTTCTTTATTCTCTTGCTGAGTCTTCTATTCATAATACCTCTTCTACTTTTGGTTCTGCTACGACTTGCGTTAGATAAGCGTAGCCTGTAGAATATTTAAAAGTTCTAAGTCCTGCGCCATCATTCGCATCCTTGTGACATTCGTGTTTATACTTACACCACGAACAACCTTTTGGTAATCTCATATTGCCTTTCTTACCATCAGGTAAAGGAGTATAGCATAGTTCTGGAGGCGTGTCAAGCTCTAAATTAGATTTAAGTGAATTAATTGTAGTATCTATATTAGGTTTATCTAAGTCATCAGGTACAAACATACACAACTCACCGCTCTCTTTGTTGATAACAAGGAAGCCACCCTCATCTGTACCTTCTGCTTTCTCGTAACCTGATAGCTGTCCGAGATAACCAAAGGGGTCATCAGCATTCAACGTGCCGTTCTGAAACTTCTGGAACGCAAACCTAGATGCAGACTTAACATCTACTACTTGCCCGTTAATCTTACAGTCCATGTGTCCTACAATGCCGTTGACTGTAACTTCTTTCTGCTCATCAGTTACACTGTGTCCTGCCATACGAACAAGCATAAGTACAATCTCTTCTAACACATGACCATACAAGAACTTAATCTGTGTAGGACCATTGATGTCTCCTCTAGTGCTTTCATCACGCTTCTCAAACCACAGCTGACGTTGCGGCTTACCTACATTAGACATACGCAGAGTGAAGTCTGTATCTCTTTTACGTGGTGTAGCCCAATGCATGATAGCTTCTTTCATAGAAGCCATTGTTTCATCAAGCGCCTCCTCCGTTAATGGAAGAGGCTCACCTGCTGAAAGGTCTTCTAATAGTTTATATATGTCAGGTACTAAAGTACTAAGCTGCTTCTGGCTCATCTTCTAACTCCTTGAATGCTTTGATTACATCAGATGAAAAGAGCTTCTGCAAGTTGAGCAGATACATCTGGCTTGCACGGTTGTCACCGCCTGATACTGTTTTAAAACTATCTAG